ATGAACAATTTTTACAATATATAGGATACCCCGACTGGACTGGAAAAATAGACAGCATACAGGTGAATTTGCCATCGGATACAGATAAAATGGAGTTGATCCTTGCTATGCGTAACATGTCTATGTCTAAAGAAAATACTGATGATGAATTAATCAAGGTTGACTTTTCTGAATTATTATCACAATTATTTCCAAATATCATTATAAATGAGGAAATTTTATCAACTATATATGAATTATCAAAAGACAAAACTTTTATAATATCATGGGCAGTAATACCATTCATGATTTATACATATCAAAATATTGGCATAGAAGATATCCAAACAATAACAAAAATTGAATCCTTTTTACAACAAACGGCATTCTTGAATAATTCGGTAATAGTATATAATTTTGTTGCATTTGATAAAATATTTTATGGAAATTTACAACCAGTTAATATTGCAGAAATAGAAAGATTTGGACCAACATTATCAGAAATAGAATGCACACCTACAACTACACAAACCATAAAAAATGGCATAAAAATCATTGAATGTATTAAAAACATACCGGTTATAGATATAAATTTCAAAGATGGGTATGGTATTTGTGTCGTTCCTACTATATTATATATAGATTTGGAAGCTAATACATCTTTTTTAATATGGACAAATCCTATATGGAGAAATGCTGCAGTAGAACAATATTATGATTTAATTAAAAATAGTATACCACCCGTGAGTGAACCAATCGTTTCTAAAATGAATGGAAGAATTTTTACAGATGAAAATGATGATATTCAACAGATATTGGTAAATATATTTTCATTATTTTTGAAAAATGTAACTGATAATGCATCTCGCTCTGAAATATTTGAGCCATTAAACAGATTTATTACATTATTATATAGAAATAAACCGAATGATGCTGATGTTATTGAAATATTAACTCAATTTAATCAATCATTTGATGGACTTAAAAATACATTTGTTAATAATCCATCGCAAAAAACATTAACAGCAAAAATTATTGTATTTATAAATGATTTTATTAAAAAATATGTTGAAGTTGCAGCAGTACCAGGACAGGTTCCAGGGCAAATATCTGATTCTGAAACCGCTCCATTATTAGCATCAGTACCAACAGCAGAACAATCTTCAACTGCTGCAGGAGAAAAAGGACATGCATTGACACCTACAAAAATGGCGGGTGTACTTGGTGTAGCTGGCGCGGCCGCCTTCACAATCGCTTCTGGTCTTGGGAAAATAGCTGGAATTTCTGCTTTCTTAGGTGGTGGGAGGAAAACAAGAAAATATAAAAAAAGTAAACATGGAGGCAAAGTAACCGGATCGGGTGGATTTGGGTGCATATTTAATCCTGCGTTGAAATGCTCTGGTCAGCAAACAAGGAAACAGCGCAATTCAAAGTCTAAACAAATTATTACAAAATTGATGAAGAAAAAATATGCGAAAAAAGAGTACTACGATATTATTGCCTTTCAGAAACAACTTCAGGATATACCAAACTATACTGATTATTTTTTGCTTGACGGATTTTCAATATGTAATCCCGCTAAATTAAATACATACGATTTGGAAGATTTTGATAAAAAATGCACCGCTTTAAAAAAAATAGATATATCAGCAAAAAATGTGAATAAATCATTGAATAAATTAACCGCACTGAATATGCCTTATGGAGGAATAGATATCGGCGATTATATAGTTAAAACTGAATTAAACCATGTTAAAATGATCCAATTAAATAACTCACTTATAAATCTACTGACCAAAGGGATTGAACCTATGAATAAAAAACATATATATCACGTGGATATTAAAGAATCAAATGTACTAGTAGATGATGAGTCAATTGGTCAACTCAACCATACTAACCATACTAACCACTTTTATACTAGATTAATTGATTGGGGTTTATCTGCAACATACGATGGAGAGAAAGCTATACCAAAAACATTACAAAATAGGCCGTTTCAATATAATGTTCCATTTTCGGTTATTCTGTTTACTCCTTTATTTACACAAATGTATTCGGAATTTTTAAAATCTAATCCAGATCCCAGTTATATTGCATTGAGAACATTTGTTATTAATTATGTGGTAGCTTGGATAGATAAGAGAGGTCCAGGACATTTGAAAAATATCAATGGCATATTTAAAAAGTTTTTTGAAAAGGAATTACGTAACATAGACAATAGTTATAAGAATGATGTAATCGTATTTGATTACACTTTTTACTTTATTTTTGAATATTTAACACAAATTTTGTTCAAATATACCAAGAATAATAAAATGGATCTAATGGATTACTTTTCCAATGTATTTTTGAAAAATATAGATATTTGGGGGTTTACTATGATATATGTTCCTATTATGGAATATTTACATAATAATTATAGTAAATTAAATGAGCATGAGATACAAATTATTCAACACATTAAAAAAATGCTCACGCTTATACTAGAAGCAAGTACTGAACCCATTTCTACTAATAAATTGGTAGCATTATTGAAGGAGTTGAATAAATTATTTGCATTATCTCATAGACAAAACGGCAACAAGGCACAAGGACTTAAACATCGTAAATCCGTGCGAGATAGTTTATCTTCAACTCCCTCATCATCGTCGTCGTCATCATCGTCATCATCATCATCGACATCATCATCATCAACATCGCCATCATCATCATCATCAACATCGCCATCATCATCATCGTATTCATCGCCATCAACAACATCCTACAGGTCTTTTAGTCGTCATACAAAGAAGATGGATAGTTTACTTTTGTACAAAAATAAAAAGACAAAGAAAAATAGCAAATAGCAAATAGCAAATAGCAAATAGCAAGAAAACAAAAAATATATCATATCAAAAATTTACTTCTTGATATAATATAATACTATGAAGTTTGAACTAATAATTCTAGCAATTACTGCATTTTTCATATTTAACATATATAGCGATGGGAAATATACCAAAATGATTTTCAAATATAAAAAATATTATCAAATGATATTTTTTGCTTTTCTTGGAATAACCTTTTATTTACTCGTTAAAAAGAACCCATTAAGGTGCAAAAGTCTATTATTACATGCAAACAATGCCGTTAAATACATGCCTATTGATAAAACATCTATGGATATGCTATCACCAATATTAGATTTCACTTCTTCAAAATCAGACGATAGCAATGGTTATTCTGAAAAAAGCTTTATGGAACACTTTAACGATATGACAAATACTGATGAAAATGCTGATGGCGGTTCTCTCTTTAGCCCACAAAATAAACATCAACAAAATGCAGAAAAACGACTATTGCAATCAGGCTCAAAAACTACAAAACGTTCAGTTAGCGAAACTAAGAAAAAATATGTAGCATCTATGCAAAATTGGAAATGCGGGGATTGTCAAAAACAATTAAATGCGTGGTTTGAGGTAGATCACAAGGTTCGTCTAGAATACGGGGGAGGCAATGAAGTAGAAAATTTATTGGCTTTATGTCGTGAGTGTCATGGAAAAAAAACAGCACATGAAAATATGTAGATTTACAAAGCAATTATATTGTATATCATATACAATAAAATATTCGAGTAATATAAGATGGATTATATAAGTGATAATGAAAATACTATAAAAAGACTAAAAACATTTGGATATATAATTCTGGTAGTTGTCATGATGTTTATATCATTAGTTTCTATCGCTCTAATATATTCAAAAGGAACCTCTATTGAAACTATCATTGCTAACATTGCATCCATTTTTGGATTTGTACTACTATTAATAATTGTGGCAAGCGTTTTATTCAAATTTAAAGACAATCTTGCCTTATTAATTGCATATTTAAGCCAATCGTCAAATGTTATTTATTTAATTTTATACATTATCGGATTAATAGCATTATTCACAAAATTGTCTAGGGCTGACCTAGACACATATGCATACATTATATTACCCATTACTATATTATTAGGGGTATACTTATTTTATAGAAATATTGCATATGATACTATTGTTAATTTTAATTTGAATTTCGAACGCATCAAATATGCTATCGTTTTTGCATGTTTAATCATTTTTATGAGTCTATTCTATGCGGTGGATCCAGGAGGTTATATTAAACAGAATTTTGGCATCTCTCTTTTAACAACTATATTATTAGCAGTATTTGGTCTATTGTACTTAATTACGATTATGACATTTCCATCATTACCTGTTTCCGGAGCGACTAATGCACAAAATGCTAATGCTGCCAAAAGTTTTTTTACTGGATTTACAACAAAAGGGATTGTGAGTGTTATATCTTTTATTATATTTTTAATATTAATAGCTATCGGTCTTTCAAATTATCCAGGAGGATTTAAAATTAAGGATACTCGATCAGGCGTTATTATGGCATTAGTATGCATTACATTATTTTGTTCCATTACATATTTCATTTCAACTTTTTTTACAGGCACACCAATAACGCCAGCAGAAGCAGGTAATGTTTCAGGAAAATTCTCTGATATTACCAGCACTATTAGAAATGCATTATTGTTGTTATTTGGTTTTACCTTTTCAGGAATATTGATTTATTGGCTAGTAAATAGTATAAATAATTTATCGAATCAATCTGGTGTTGTATCTTTTATATTAAACTTAGTAATAGTCCTTTCGATTTTGGGATTGGTTTTTAAATTGATAACATTAGGTTCATACTACAAACAAAGCCCAATGTATAGATTAATAGTAAACACTATTTTATACATCCCTTGCATATTTGTATCATTAATCGATACTATTCTGTCGTTATTCGGTTTTAGTGATAAATCGAAAGCCGCTGCGGCTGCAGCTGCCAAACTGGGTAAACCAGTTGAATCCCCATATACATATCTATCTCTATTAGGCCTCATTATATTGGCATATGTGGTATATTTAATGAAACCATATGTAGCTGCACAATTTGCCAAACAAGGGGGTAAATTGCTTGTAAATCAACCCGTCTACATAAACAAAGAACAAAATATAGGCACCTATCAAGCATTGAACGGGTCGGATAAATTTGACTACAAATATGCTATATCTTTTTGGGTTTTCATTGATGCGTCTAGTCCTAGTACAAACGCCTCTTACAAAAAATACACATCCATCTTAAATTATGGAGGTAAACCAAATGTTCTATATAACGGAAGCACAAATACACTCATTGTTACTATGCCAAATACTGGTGTGGGTGCTATAGGTAGTGTAACAAAATCCAAGTCGCCACCCGAATTAGATGATGATGGTAACATTATTATTTATATGAAAACAGATGTCCTATTACAAAAATGGAATAACATCATCATCAATTATAATGGTGGAACTTTAGATGTATTTTATAATGGCGAGTTAGTTAAATCTGTGATTGAGGTAGTCCCGTACATGTCGTATGATACGTTGACTATTGGTGAAAATAACGGACTGAATGGAGGTATATGCAACATAAATTATTTTAATGATGCTTTAACTATCAGACAAATATATTATTTGTATAATTTCATAAAGGATAAAACACCCCCGGTCTCAACTAATTCGAATGATGCCCTTACAGATACTCTAGAAAAAGCGGTATATATGGAGACATCCAAGATTGATACAAATGCGGTAATAGATTCTATAGTTAAACCAGCAGAAGCCACTATTGAAGAAACTGCTGAGGATAATTTAAAACCGGACATGAATATACACGATCCTAATAATTATTTATCATTAAGGTGGTATTTTGCTGGAAATGGTGATAATTATGGAGTTCCGTAATAAGAAAAATTTCTATCAGTATATTATATATCATGGAAATACAGACAATATTACTTATTATCGTTGTACTTGTTTTATTATATGCAGTTATGAGATACATCATGTCTGATGTAAATACATTGACTGGAATGTCATCTGGTACTACTATGCAAACTATTGATGCTAACACTTTAGCACAAAGTACTAGTGGTGCAAATTCGAGTAATTTCACCTACTCTATTTGGTTTTATATAGACAACTGGAATTACCGCTATGGTGAGCCTAAAGTATTATACGGACGCATGGGTGCATCATCTACATCGGATGATATTGGAACCAAAGATCCCTGTCCCGCCGTTGTTTTGGGAGCAATCGAAAACAATTTAGCGGTTTCTTTAGCTTGTTATCCTGGTGCTGATTCACCACCATCTGATGACATAATTGATCCGACTACGGGTGCTATTATACACACATGTGCTGTGGCAAATGTTCCTATTCAAAAATGGGTAAACTTGTTAATTAGCGCCTATGGTAGAACACTTGATATTTATTTAGATGGTAAATTAGTTCAAACATGTGTTTTACCTGGAGTGGCTAAAATAAATCAAGATGCTCCTGTTTATGTTACTCCTCAAGGCGGGTTTTCCGGGTGGACTTCTAAATTTCAATACTTTGCTAATTCTACTGATCCTCAAACTGCATGGAATATTTATGAACAAGGTTATGGAAAAAGTATGTTGTCCAACATATTCGGAAAATACCAGATTAAGGTGGCTTTTATGGAAGGATCAACCGAAGATTCTAGTTTCACTATTTAATTAGTTATAGGGTTATGCGACGGGTGCTTTTTATAATTTTAAATCTTCATAGATATATAATAAGATGAATGCACCACCAAATACAGGATTTAATGGTAATAACGCTAGTTCTAGCTCTAGTTCTAGTTCTATTGGAAGTCCCAGTGCTTTATTAGGAAGAGCAAGAGGTTCTGGTTTAACCGATTTTTTAAATTCGGGCAGTTTAATAGCTCGTATCTCTTTTTTACTATTAACTATTTTGATTTTTATTGTTGTTCTACAATTATCTATTCAAGTGTTATCTTGGTTTTTCTCACCATCTACGTCTCCTCATCTAATAACTGGTATGGTTGATGCAAAGCAAATGTTAATTATTCCTCAAGATCCAAATATGAATGGATCTGTTCCCATCTCTCGCTCCGTAAATGGTGCAGATGGTGTTGAATTTTCCTGGTCTGTTTGGATATTTATTGATGATCTTCAATATCAATCCGGTAAATATCGCCATATTTTCCACAAAGGCAATGATACTATCACTCCTGATACTGGATTAAATTTTCCCAATAATGCACCAGGATTATACATTGCTCCGAATACAAATGAGCTTGTGGTATTTATGGATACATTTAATGTTATTGGTGAGGAAATTCATATCCCTGATATTCCACTGAATAAATGGGTCAATGTGATTATCCGTTGCAGAAATACCACTTTGGATGTTTATATAAATGGAATCATTACCAAGAGTGTTCAATTAATGGGAGTGCCAAAACAAAACTATGGTAACGTATATGTCGCCATGAATGGAGGGTTTTCTGGATATGTTTCCAATTTATGGTATTACAACTATTCTTTAGGAACTACCGCTATACAAAATTTGGTCAAGGGTGGACCTAATACAAAAATGACAGGGTCTTCTGCCATGAGTATGATAAATCCTAACTACTTATCGTTAAGATGGTATTTTTATGGTGGAAAATAAAAAATAATAACAACAACAATAACTATCACGAATTAGCACTAATTCATACATAACAAAAATTATTTATGAATAATAAAATATATATGCACAATGTATACCTAATATGTCCTGTTTAGATCCATCATACAATCCTAATCCACCTAGATTATGGACTCGATTTGAAAATAGTTGCATTTTTGATACTACAAGTGTTCCTAATTACGGCGCGGATACTAACAAATTGGCCATGTTATATAAAGGAAATATTCTTCAATATAAAAAAAATAGTTCAAATATCACAAAGGCACAAAGATATGGACAAATTGCCAGAGGTATGTGGACAAATAGAACGACTACATGGGCGACACAATCTCAAACATATACGAATCCAAATACACAGAATTTAAAGCGCGTCAATTATTCAACGATACCAAATACAAATATTCCAGATGGTGGAGTGTTAATATGTGGTACTGGTACTGACAAGACTATGATCGATGTGCTTACTAACCGATGCAATCCTACATCCGCTTCTGATGTTCCTGGACCTATTACCGAATTATGTTACAATGACGGACAACAAACATATTACCCGAAAACAAAATTGACATATGGTACGAGTGGAAATAAATGGCCTGTCAATTCCAAAATAGTGAAATCTGCTAACGGAATAGTGGCAATAAATACATTTCCCTAAACAAATATCTCCTAATTAGCTCTCAATGTTGGATTGACACATACTTGACTAGTAGGGAATATATCTCCTGACATACACTGATCATTTGGACCTACTTGGGAACAGCTACGAATTCCTCGTTCCTCGCCAATGTAACACCATCCTGATTTACTAGATGATTTTCCAGATTGAATGCTGCTGTAAGAGTCATCTGCTTGAAACGTATCTGGGGCTTCACCTTGCTGTTGCTGTTGCAGTGCATTGTTCAATGGATTCTCAGGTGATGTAGAAACATCTTTTTCGACAGCTTGTCCAGTTTGCGCAACAGCAGTAGATGTACCCTCTATCGCCGACCCTAAAGCATCTATACTGCTTGTAATAGTACCCGCAGTAATATCGACACCAGCTTTTGTACCTGTCGCTGAAGTTGTAACTATTTGTTTTGTGGTGTTACCTATAGTACCTCCCACCAGGTCACTAAAATATTTTATGTATGGAGACACAAAATTAGCAAAAAATTGGGTACCGCTTGCTAAATAATAAAATATATTGAATCCTAAAACTGCCAATAGTAAAACCACTATTAACCAGGTCTGCCAAGTAGTTTCACTAAACATATTGCTAAATGAAAATCCAGAAGATGACCCGGAGGTTTCAAGAGCAGGTGAAAATCCTACCGAATCCATTTTTATGTTATTTGAAAAAGAAGTTGTCGCTCCGATTGAACTCATTGGATTGTTAGCTGGTTTCGTACTTAACATTCGTTATAATAAAAATAAATATATTAAATTTTCATTATAAATTCAAATTCCTTCGTTTGGAGGAAAACGTAGATGAGCGATGCGAATCGATGTTTTCCTCCAAATCCCTTCGGTTACCGACTTACTTGAATGTCAACAAATAAAGGAATTGATTGACATCACCTAATATTTCATCACGAATATTGTATAAATCAGAGTTAGACATACCTTTCATTGCCTTGTTAGAATTTAATCCAACCAAAAACCCTTTGAAATTTATCATTTCTCTCTTGAAGTCACTTACAGAGTTGAAATCTTTAAGTGTGATTGATTTTGTGTTCATCAAATTTACTCTATCACCATGTTTACCTAGTAATACTTCCACAAAACTATCTGTGTGGTCATTCAGCTTGGAATATAATTCATCGGTAGCTTTATGTGTTGCATAACTATACGTTTTCCAATGATATAATTTAACCATATTCAATATTTGTAAAAATTTCACTACTATTTCCTGTTCCAAATGTTTCATGCTGCTACCGCTACTGCTACTAATGCTCTTGTTTTTACGAGTACTTTTATGTAAGGAACGCATTTTTCGGGTTTTCGTCATATACATAACGCAATATTTTATGTTTTTTATGTTTCCAATCAAAGTGTATACACTTTTGGACATTTAAAATGGGACAAAATCCCATAATAAAGAGGTTCAAAGTTTAGTCTTTACTGACTTGTAGTATATTTTGTTTATAGCAATTCGGTAAAACTGCTTGATTACTTTTGATTTCTCTACATAGATAACTTGGTCTTTCCAATTTATGTATTGCTTGGTATGCTATCTTGTAGATATTTGATGAACCATTGCGGTCTCTATTCCACTCACCACAACCGCTCTTACAGCGTAGTAG